GATGCAGGTACAGCAAATGTTTTAGAAAATGCTGTAAATATTTTAGCAATATCTTTTACATTTTGAATTGTTTGTGTTAAAGATACTTTTTCATCCTTAAATAAATCAACCCTTTTTTCAATGTTATTATCTATAATATATAGCTGAACCTTTTGCATTATCTTATATTATTAATGTAATCAAATGCTTCTTCAAATTGCATTGTATATTGTATTAGCCTGTCATTTACTGATGTTTTAAAATCAATATTAGATGTTTTAACAGTTACAGGAATTTGATAATTAGCACCACCTGTTGTTGATGGTTTTTCCATCCAAACATATTCTGAAAGTAAAAGTTGTTCAAAAAATTCATTAGCATATTCAGGATAAAACCCTGAACTTAATGTATGTGATTGTTTACCTTGTGTATTAAAAATTTTATTAGGTGCATTAGTTATGCTATATGTAGCAGGTGCATTTGTACCATATTCAATAGTATTTGATTTAAATTTTTCATTAGTTCTATTTAATGATTTAGTTTGTTTTAAAAAGAACCATAAATCTTGCTGTACACCATATTTATTAATGAATATAATTTTAACACCATTACCATATTTTGTACAATCAATTCTATCAATTACTAATACTACAGGATTACCACCTACATTACCAACAACAGTATCTGTTGGTGATATAGCCTGTTGCACTATAGTAGATGTTGTTGCTTGTTGATAATATACTGTAGTAGCTATACCATATGGTAAAAATATTTTGAATCTTGGATTTGTTAAAGATGAATCTACACCATTAGGTACAGGTGCAATCATATACTGTTTAGTTGTTGTTGGTAATATTATTGGATTAGAACCTTCTTCAAATTTACCATATGATTCAAAACCAAGATCAGAAAAATTAACTGATGCAACTGAACTACCTGTTCCATTTAATCCTGTATAAGCTCTAATTTGTGTAGTAAACTGTACAGTTGGGGGTGCATAGCTAGTAGCATAAGTAACATTTATGTAATCTCTCATTAATTCAGCAACTTCAAATTGTACATTTTCATTTGTTGCAGGATTGTTTTTTATTAAAGTATAAACCACATTACCACCTGTTAATAATTGACATCTAACTGAATTAGCAGTTGATGGTGCAACTAAATTTTTATATTGTGGACTTCTTAATGATATATTTGCCATTATTCTGTTTCTTTTGAAAATGTTATTTTTAAATCAATGTCTTTTACAAATCCATCAACTATTTCTTTACTATATTTTTTTTCACCCAATTCTAAAGGTCTTGAAAAGAACATAATAGCCTTGATACCTTGAAAGTATATTTTTTGTACTATTAAGTATCTCATAGATTTAAATGTCATAAATCGACCTAATTCATCCCTCCATCTAAAATTCTTCTTCTTTAACCAATTATCAATACCTTTTGTCAATCCACCCTTTGGACCTGTACCTGTACCATATTGAAATTTTGATTGTGCTGCTCTAGTTTCAGGGTATGTGCTATTAACACCTTTAACACCCTTATCTACAAATGCACCATAATTTTCCATAAAAAATTCAAGTGTATAAGGATTACCAACTTTCTTTGTTTTTATAGCTTTATATTTTAATGAATTATACAAATCACCACCACCTTTTTTATTTTTAGTTAGGTTGGATTTAGATTGTTGAATCACATATTTACCATAGTTATTTATAGCAATTCCTAAATTTGTATAATCTTCTTTAGAATCCATTAGCAAATGTATATATCATTGTAAATTAAAACATCCATTGTAGCAGTCCATCCTGCTAATTGGTTTTCAAACCTATCATAAAAAGGTTCACAAACAGGTGTACCATCAAGCTGATACATATCTGTGTATAGCTGTCCCTTTCTCAATCTTTGTATTAGCCTATTAATTACTGCAAGTTGTGTATTTAGAATGTCCTGTTCATTTGTATTCCCTTTAAATATATCAACTGTTGCATCTTTTGATTGGTCTACCATATCAGCAGCTAATACTGTAATACTAAATCTTAAAACATTTTCTTCATCTGTAACTGTATTTATTATAATATGTCCTAATGGAAATATATCTTGCTTGTTTAGGTTTACATTTGTAATATCACCTGTTGTTACAGTATTAATGTTTTGGTCTTTTAATAATTCTTCTTTTATAGTTTCTGATAATAAATAGAAACCCCTAATACCTGTATTACTCATTTAAATGCTTTTTTCTTAATTTAATAGTTGTTGTTACTATTACTAATAGAACTGAAATAGTAATAAGGTTTGGATGACCTTCACCACATAACCCCAATAAATGTTTTATTATTTCCATCATTTTATTTTATTTTTCATTGCTGCTGCTTCTACTTCTGATTTATCTTTTATGTAAGCTAATGCATATAGGCAACTATGTAAATTTAATTTAGTGATATCTTCAATTCTTCTAATATCACCCTGAGCGAGTCCTGTGAAAAGTGATTGATACCATCCCCATTTTCTATTGAATACAGATAATCTGTCAAGGCTTGGTTGGTTGTTCCCTCCTGTTCCAAAGATTTCATCATAATTTTCGATAAGTCTATTCCTAAATTCCACAAAAAAAAAATTGCAGACATTACAGCATCCATAGGCATATTCAATATGTCTTTATGTAATTCAGTATTATATTCAGCTATTGCATATTTATCTTTTAAATTAGCTATTACAGGTCTGTATAATACATTCATTGCTTTTTCTATATTATCCCAATCACCAATATAAGTATCAAGGTCAATGTATTCACCAAATGTTAATTCATCTAAACTTGGATGAAACCCAAACTTTATTTTATTTACTTTGAAACTTTTAACAAGCTGTGGTTTATCTTCAAATAGCTGTGTAAGTATATCAATGATTTCTTTAGTATCTTTTAATTTTAATCTCATTACTTCCTTTAATGAAACATTACAAAATATTTCAATCATTTTAGATTGTAAAAAATGTGATTCTTTATTTTGTTTTTCTATTTTTAAGTAGTGCTTATATTGCCCTAATGTAATGTCTGATAATTTAGTTGGTATGTTTATTTTAATATCCATATTCATATAACGTATTTACATAGTTGATTTTATAAATCGAAGATATAAAAAAAAGGTGACTATTTCTAGCCACCCCTTTAAACAAACAAAACAAACAGTTTTTATTATTATTAATCTATTTCTATAAATTCTGCATTTTCTTTACATTCACTACAAAGGTCTGTGTAATACCATCTATCTGCACCACAACATTCTGATTCTTCATACATATTTTTTCTTTTTTTTATTGATTATTGTAATATTCTAATATTTGTTCTTCAATATATTCAAGTGTAATATAATTTAGTTCCCTTTGAATTTCACAACCTTGTTCATCATAAACCTTACAAATATCTACATCAGGTGCAGAACCACAATAGTCATAGGTTTGCATTTCACCTGCATAAACAACTGCTTCTACTTCAAATACTTCAAAATCATATTCTATTTCTATATTTATACTTTGTCCTTTCATTGTATTTTTACCCCTAATTTTAAATAGTTTTTAACCCCTTTAATTTTTTTTACCTGATAATTAATGTGGATGTCTGTAATATTATCATCTTTTTTTAAATGATATTCTATCTGTTTCTTTAAATCTGACCAAGCTGCATTACTAATCATTTGTAAATTCTTTTACTTTGTTAGTTAAATGTACTATAGATGATTTCTTCATTCCTTCTAAATCTTCTTTATGCCATCTGACTACAGATTCAGCTGCATATGCAACTGCTAATAATTTTTTATATTCTTCTAAAGTTATATTTATTTCCATTTTGTAAGTTTTAAAAGGGGTTTTTATACCCTTGTTGTTATTATTTTATTTTTGTTACTATATTTTCTTCTCTGTCCCAAATTTTGTAAGTATATTTTTTTCTTTGTGCAAAAAATTCCAAGCTCATAAGTCTTTTGTCGCTTCTTGAATATACAGACTCAATCTGTTCATCTGTTTTTGTTTCTGTGATGTAGTGTAAATATCTCATTGTTTTTTGTTATTGTTTTACTTTTTCTATATCTGTTATGTAATGTTCTGTAAGTATATGATGTTCATAATCTACATCACTACTTAAATCGTATTCTACATCTTTTGTTGGTAAAATACCATTTTTAAGGTAATATTTGTAATCTTCTTTAGAAATTTCTACTTCTTTTGTAATTTTGTATGTTACTACCTCTGTTAATGTTACTGATACTTTCATAATTGTTTTTGTTATTATTATAATATAAATATACAACTTATTTATTTATAAACAAAAAATATTATAACTTTTTTTTAATATAAATATACAACTTATTTATTTATAAACAAAAAATATTATAACTTTTTTTAATAAATATGGTATTTACCAAAATTTGGTCTACTAAGGATTGAATAAGTGCAGTATCTGCAGGGATCAATAATGTGGTTGTGCTTATCTTCAGGTGTATTAATTAGCCTTCCTGATTTATCTTCTTTCCATTTATAATTTCTAAATTCCTGAATAGCATTATTAGAATCTGCTAAAATATGAATCTTATATCTTTTTAATAAATCAATACCTGCATTTATTGAATCCCTACCTTTAATACTTGGGAATATATTATGTCCCATTGTCCTAAGTTCTTGTATTAATCTTGGTTCAGCAGAATCAGCATATATAGGCTTGTTTCTAAGCTGTTCGTTTTTTAAAAAGGTATGAATATCCTTTGTGGTCATTTGGGTTCTGTATAGGTGTTCTTTTACATATAGATTAATATCTTTAGTATAAACAGAAACCAATGTTGTTGGGTCATTAGAATACCCAAAGTCCATACCATAAGATATCAAATTTGCATCATCAGGTATTTTTTCAACTTCAATATATTTAAAAATAGTACTTTTACTTGCAGACCTTTCACCTAATCCATATATCTGCCAATACTGTTCATCAGTATATTTTAATCGTTCTATTTCATCAATTAAACTTTGTTCTAAAAATGGATTATCTAAATATGTAGTTTTATAAAAATTGCAATCATCCCTTGTAATAACTTTATCATATAACCAATGATATTCATCTGATGGATTAAAATCAATTATTATTTTATCCATTGTTCTAAATATTAACTGCTGCCAATCTTCGAAATAAAGTTCATTTGCTTCATTAATAAATAGTAAATCTCTTTTTCTACCTCTAATTTTTTGTGGTTGGTCTAATGAAATAAATTCAACAAGATTGTTATAAAGGTTATATTCTGAATTAGATTTATTATGGTTAGATTCTCTATATATATTATAAGTTTTTAATATATCTATAAAATCCCTAAGAACTGTTGCTCTTAAACTTGGAAATGACTTTCTACATATTGTAATAATTTTATTGTTATTATTAGCACAATAATAGAAAATTATCCATAAAATAATATTATATGTTTTACCTGACCTTGTTCCACCTTGTTCAACTACAATTTTCTTTTTGTTGTTTACTAAATGCTTATAAACAATATTAGTCTGTATCTTCGGTTTTGTCAATTATTTCTATTTGAAAATTTGTAGGTACACCATCAGCACCTGTAATTTCTTGCCTTTCAATATATCCTCTTTTTTTACCTTTTGTCTTTAAATAAAATATTGTAGCTGCTGTAATATTATCGCCAATTTGTTTATGTAATTTCGATTCAGCATAATCTAATGCAACATTTTCTATATCTTTAACAGCTTCGGCAAATTCTTCATCTTCATTAATCCACTTATAATATGTGCTTCTTGGTATATCTGCATTTTTACAAGCTACTGTTACTATACCTAAACTTTTCTCTAAAGCTTTTAATAGTGCTTCTTTTTTTATGTGTCTACTTTTGTTCATTTTTATTTCATTTCAAAATTAGCTGTTATTCTATTAGCTGAACTTATTTCTTTCATTCTATTATTTGCTTTTTGTTTTTTATTTCTTCCATACCTATTACAAATCCAATCATTTGAACGCTTTAATGCATTAATTAAACTTGGTGCAGATGTTGTTATAGTATATCTACAATTTTTATTTTTATAATATTTCCCTATTTCATTTAAAAACCTTATTCCAAATCCTGCTCCCTGATAATCAGGCAATATAACTAATCTATGAACCTTTTTAATATTAAAAGATTTAGGATGTGGAAAATGTAATATACTTATAAATCCTGCTATTTCATTATTTATTGTTGCTATATAAGTATGTGCTGCATTATTATGACTATGATTTAAATAATGGTATTTAGCAAACATTCTCCAAATTGATTTGTTTTTTGCTTTATATATGTTGAATTTAATTTTTGGTCTATTTTTTTTTTGCCCTTCATTTAAATGAAAGGTCATTGTATCTGTATTAAAAACCCAATCAGGCATCAGCCAATCTTCTATATCATAATGACAACCAACAGCTATAAATTGTTTTGTTGTTTTTCTTATTGCTTTTTGCATAGCAAAACTTCCTATTTTAGCAACATTACGGTCTACAACACTTGTAAATTCATCAAAGACAATTAATTCATTATTTTCTAATATTGCTCTTGCTAAATTAACTCTCATTTTTTCGCCATTACTTAAAACTGAATAAGGTTTTAACCAACTTGGTGGACTTGAAAAACCAACAGAATTAAATGTTTTTGTAATATCTGTTACTGATGCATATTTAGGCATATCATCTAATATACTTTCAGCTTCATATTTATAATCTGTTATATAAGCATTTTCAAATAATTGTTTAGCTATTGTTGTTTTTCCTGTTCCACTCTTACCAACAATTAAACCAATATTCCATTTATTTGGTAAATCAATATTACCTTTAAAATGTTCTACTATTTTTTCTGATTGTAAATCAAATTTTCCTATAACACTTGAAACCCTAAATGATAATTTAGGTTTACTTTTTTTTATAATGTCAAAAGTCGGCATATATATCCTTTATTTATTAAATCATTATATAATGTTTCTTGTTCTTCTTCAGAATCTAATTCTATTTCTATTTTATATCCTTCATTTATTTTATTAGAAAAATCTTCAGCATTTTCATCTATATCAAATTTAGGAACATCTAATCCCCATTGCTTTAATTCATCTATATCCCATTCATTAGCTAATATATCCCAATCCCATTCACCAAAACCAAGATTATCTTTTATAATAAATTGTTTTTTTTGTTCTTCAGTAAAATCATCTGCTTGTATTACATAAACTTCTTTCAAACCTGCTTCTAAACAAGCTTTATGTCGCATATTACCACCTAATATTATATTGTTTTCATCTACAACAATCGGTCTTAATTTTAACATTTCAGGAAATTCTCTTATTGACCTTACTAATTTTTTAAATTTATTATCTTTTATAAATCTTGGATTATTAGAATTAGATTTAATCTTATTTATATTTATCTTATTAGGTTTCATATTATTATAACGTATTAATTAAGTTTTTTTTTCCATTCTAAAGATTTTTTCCACATTACAAGTCTTTCTTGTAGTTCAGGAATATCTTTTTCATTAATATCTTTTAATAAATTATAAGCAGGACTATCTAATTCATTTTTTAATTTTACTATTTTATTATTAAGATTTTTTATCTTATTTTCTAAATAATAGCTTTTATCAATTTGGTCATAAGTTAAATTAGATTTAAAAGTAAACATATGTTCAATTTCTTTTAATTTTGGATTATATTTTGCTAATTGTTCATAGCTATTGCAAGAATGTATAGCTAATGAATGGTCATATCTTTTACCATTATCAATAAAAAACTGTGCTATATATGCCCATCGCATATTTAATTTGTTTCTAAGTAAATAATTAAATAATGACCTAATTTCTATATATTCTTTTTTCCTTGTATTTTTAAATAAATCAAGTCCTGATATTTCTTGTATTTTATTAGCTATTTCTGTAGGTGTTAAATTCATTAGTTTGTTCTTAATTTAAGCTGTAAATAACATTCAATGTATTTTTCTCTAGCTTTTGATTTATATTTTTCTTTAAATAATAAAAACATTTTTTTAATATATTGATATTCTGTTTCACAATCTGCAAAATATTTTTTAGCAAATGATTTACCTTTACCTTTAAAAAAATTTACATTATCTACTCTATCTCCTTCAATCATTTGAGAATAAAAATTAAATAATGCTTCTTCTTTTGTTATATCATATACAACTCTATGTTTGTGATGATAATTATATATTAATGCAGGAAATTGCTTATAATCTTTATCAATAGAAACAATCATTACTTCATCCCTACCAAAATCTTCTGTTAATGTATTCCAATATCTTGCAACCATATCATCAGTTTCAACCCCATAACCATATACAGAATTATATGCTTTCTTTACATAGCTATGCATTTCATCTAAAAATGGTGGTAACTTTATATTATTTCTGTTTGCTTTATAGCTTTTAGAAACATATTTTCTAAAATTACCTTTACTACCATTAAATGTAATTACTTCATCTATTGTATAATGTTCTTCTAAATCATTTACAATACGCATAAACTGTTCATCAAATTTATCCATACATTCAGCAAGTGTACTATAATAAGGTTCATCATCAGGTTGTTCCCTTTTTCTATAATTACTTGCAAATATTAAACTATCTGCATCTATTAATAGAATCATAATATTTTTTTCAATTCTTTGTATTTTTTATCTCGTTCTTTTTCCCATCCTTTTTTAGCTTTTAGTGCAAATTCATAAAAAGATGGTATATCATCTAACATAGCATTACAATCCCATTCGATATTAATAATATTTCCTTCATCATCCCAATCATCAACTTCTGCTTCTATATGTAATACCCCATTAGATTGATGAATACTTATTGTTCTTTTTATATAATATTCTTTCATAATTATTAAATATTAAAAATTATACCTATTAAAAATCTTCCAATAAAATATACAGGAAATAATATTAGAATTACTTTTTCTAATTTTTTAAATGCTTTACCTGCTTTTGCTGCTTTATTCATAATATTATTGTTTTTTTATCATATATAAGTTCTTCCCCAATTATATAAGTAATCATATTGACTAACGATTCGGCATTATCATATGTTCTTACTGCATCATCGCCAAAATTTTCTCTTTCATAATTTTGAACAAATTCAATTCCTTCAAATACTGAAACATTATGTTTTTTTAACCATTGTTCAGCTTTATAATAACCGATTATATAATAATCTTCATTAAATATTTGATGATGTAATTCAGATAAATCTATTTTTTTTATAAATTCTCTGTTGTCTGATAAATAATCTTCGATATATTCATCTAATTCTTGTTTAATTGTGTAAGTTTTCATTTTATTATTTATTTATTAATATGTTATAAATATACAATAAATAAACTTATTAACAATAAATATTATAACTTATTTTTTATTTATATTAATTCTTACTGCTAAACTTTCATCAAGAAGATATACTTCTTTTTGTATTCTTTTTTTAGTCCAAAGTGTAGTATCAGGACAATATTTAAATATTTTATCAGGCATTTTAAGCTTATTTAACCAATACATAAAATTTCCTTTAGGGTCAGCTACAAAATAAATTTTAACAATATCAGAATCTAATTCCATTAATGCATTATATTTATCTGCTTCTAATAGTTTTTTATCATAATATTTATTTCTAAATTTCATTTCAATTACACATTTTTTACCTTTAGGTGTTATACCTTTAGCATCATATCTTGTGTAATCAGCACCCGTCCATTCTAACTGCCAACCATCAAAATTAAGTAAATGAACAACTGCTTGTTCAAATTTATTTATTTTACTTAGTTCCATTATCAAAAAGCAGATTAATATCTTTAATCCACCTTTTTATTGTGTTTGGATTGCAGGTACAGGGTAAATAAAATTTATGGTTATAGTATCTACTGTGCAGGTCTGATACCATTTTAAATTCAGCACCTGTGAGAGTGTCACGTTTTGACCTTCTAAATTTATCCCATTGCTTAAAATCTTTTTCATTTAATTTTACCATCTTTTTATTTTAATATTATTTAATGCTTTTTTTCTGCTTTCACAATTACAAGATTCATATCCTAATTTTTTTGCTATCCAAGATGCAATTTTTTTACCTTGACCAAATGTCAAATAATGAATCATTTTTTCAACTATATCACCTAATTTCATATTTTTTTAATTTTGAATTATTAACTATATAAGTTTTACCATATGGTGTATTTTTTAAAAACATTTTATCTAAATTATTTAAAACTTCATTTCGTTCTATAGTTCCTAATAATTCAACATAAGGTAATTTAACCCAAGCTAATAAATAAGTTTTACAAATTTTAGAATCAAAAGCTTGTTTAGAAATAATTAAATTTGGTTTTCTACTTAAATCTGAAGATTTTATATCGATACCATTTTTAAAATCATATCCTTGGTCACCTTTACCAAGTGTTTCTGTATCTACAGCTTCACCTGTTACTTTACTATATGCAACTTCACCTAATGCACCAATAAAATGTCGCCACCAATTTGGTCTATTTTTATGAAGGTTTTTACTAATTTTTGTATCAGAATGATTAACAGATTTACTTCTATTGTAACCAATATAATAAGCATTTATTATTTCATCAGATGTAAGTTCAACAATCACAATAATTTTTTTAATTTGTTTTTTACCTTTTTATGTGTATTATATAATTCATAATATTCAATTAATGACTTTCTGCTAAATTCTGCTACAGATTCACCATTATTAATAACTTCAAAAACTTTTCTATCATACCAATACATATTAGATAATGCTTCTTGTACTTTTTTTACAGTTTCATCATAATTAACATCATAAGCTTCAATTTGTAAATTATCAATAGAAATTTTATATATATTTTTATGTTTTCTTTTAAGGTCAAGAAACAACCATCTTAAAGTATTAAATATATAATAGTAATTTATTTCATTATTATCATACATTATATCAGTACCATCCTTTAATTTAAGGAAAATTTTAATGTACATTTCTTGAACTAAATCTTCTGCAGTTTGTTTATTTAAACCAAATGAAATAGCTATTCTAATCCAATCATCATTCTTGATTGCTACTAATTTCATTTGATTTTCTGCATCCTTCATAGCACTAAGGTACAAAATTATTTTAAAGGGTCATATAAATCACCTACTACACAAGGTAAACCAACATCATTTACTTCAAAAGAAAAAGTTTCAAAAGCAAATCCCCTGCTTCTTCCACATTTTACTGTAACCCATTCTTTATTAACTGTATTAGCTTCTAACTGTATAACTGTTTCTGCCTTTTTTTCTAAAAAAGAACCTAAATGACCCGTTCCCAATTTTGAACTTCCAAAATTTTGATGAATTACATTTATAATATGACAATTATAATTTGCTGACCAAGACATTAATTTTTGTACTAATTGATTAGATTCTTGTAAATTATTAGCATCAGAACATAAATCAGCAATTCCATCTATTATTATTAATGATGGTTTTTTTATGTTTTCTTTTAAAAAATATTCTATAAAATCTATTCTTGATTTATAGCTTATAGTTCTTAAACCAAAAGTATGATATATTTTTTCTGAACCATCAACATCAGCCATATCAAGTGGACGTTTGAATACCTTTTGACAATGCCATTTTCCTTGTTCCGTATCAAAATGTACTAAATTTCCATCATTTCTATGTCCTTTTAAATTACCTGAAAACATATTACTATTGCTTAAAAATACTGATGATAATAATGATATAAAAAATGTTTTTTTGGTTTTAGGAGGCGCAGTAACTACGGATAAATTACCAAAAGTTGCAATTGGTATTGGTACAAGTAAATCTTTGGTTTTAGTTCTAATTAATTTTTCACCCATTGATAAAGCAACAGGGGGATAATCTAATTTTATTTTAGCATCTATATAACATTCATTTTTAATGAATTCCATTAATAGTTGATGCTCTGTTTGTTTTTCTGTAAGTTTTTTCATTTAATAAATATATAAAAAAAGGGGTATGTTTAAAACTATACCCCTTTAAAATTAAAAAAAGATATATATTAAAAAGGCATATCATCATTTTTAACATAAGCTGTTTCAGTTCCTGAAATTATATCAATTTCCTTTTCTGCTAAAACAACATTTCCATCAGTCCAAACTACCTTTCCGTTTCCTAAATAATTTTTAGGCTTTTTTGCTTCTCTTTCTTCTTTAGTTTGTGAATCCATAAAAGCAACATTATTACCATATCTTGTTTCATCTTGTATTGATATTGTAATATTATAATATACAGGTGTATTACCATCTGCATCTGTTTTCCCTTTAATAAATTTTTCTTTAGGTAATTTATCTACTCTAATTGAACCTGTGATTAATGTACTCATAATTTATGATTTAATTGTTAATAATTGTTGTTGTACTTCCTTAGTTACTTTATAGTGCTTTAAAATGTCATCTAAGTTTATTTCATTAGACATTCATTAGACATTAATTTTTTTTGTGCATTTTTAAAATCAGGTGTATTTAAGTGCAATGTTTTTTTTGCAGGTTTTACCTTTGATGCTAAATTCCCATCATCATCTACAGCTTGTAATGCTAATAATGATTGTAATGTATATCTTCTAAAATATGTAATAGCTGAACCTATTTTTTGTGCATCTAAATCAGTAGGTAATTCTAAAGATACTGAACCACCATCTAAATCAATTATTATACTATATTGACAACCATCTTTAATAGGTTGTAAAAGTATTAAATTATGTTTATCTAATATTGGTGTTACTTGTTTAATTAAAGAATTAATATCAAAGTATTTAGATTTATAAAAAGGATTTTTTGAATCCTTACTAATTGTGCCAATTTCTTTTTGGACTTTATGAAGTTTGTTGTAAATGTTTTTTTCCATTTTATCTATTGTTTATTTCTAATATATGAATTTTAGCTAATAGCATTTCAATTTTATTTTGTAATGCTTCAATTTTACAATCATATTCTTTTATGACTGTATCAGTTGTTTCTTTTGAAAAATTTCTTCTAACTCCTTCCATTACATCATATGTGTTATGCAATCTTTATAGAAATTAATTTTCTTTTGTATCTTTTTTGTTTCTTTATGTTTACCCATAAACATTGCTATTTGTAAATTTGCTTCTAATTTTTTTATTTCTTTTAAATAATCAGTTCTTTGTGTTTTCATTATTTATTTATTTAATTGATTAGTATCTACTTGCCTCGCTATTCCAATATAGCTTTTTTAATTCTGCCACTTCTTTTGACGATAGTATTCTAGTATTTGGATCTCCCTTTATTTGTAAGTAAGATGACCAATGTGTTCTTGATACTTCATAGGTATCTTTATTGTCTATTATTACCAACAAAGTTCCTTGCATTGTGTGTGTGTGTGTTACTTTCATTTTGTAAGTTTTAAAAGGGGGTTTTACCCCCCTATTTGTTTTATAAATTAAAAAATTCTTTAAGTCCTTTTGGTAATCTTATATAAGTTTTATTAAAACTACCATTAATGTAAATAGTGTATAGTTTAAAAGTTTTATTATCACCTTCAAAATAATATTGTTCTTCTACTGTCATTTTATAATCATCCTTACAAAAATTTCTTTCATAAGTATTTGTTTCTTTAATTAAAGATTTTCTTGTTTCTAAATAATCTTGATAGCTTGAATTTGTCATTTTGTTTTGTTGTTTTATTATTATGATATAAATATAAGGATAATATATTTATAAACAAAATATTTCATAACTTTTTTTTAAATAAAATAAAAAGGATGATAATTAAACCATCCTTTTTTCAATAATAGACAACCAATATATTATTGGTAAAAAACTTACAATTACAATATACGAATTAAATCATTAAATCAACAAACTTTTTATATTTTTTTATCATATCTTCTATTTCAAAATTTGCAAACTTGACTGTTTTTTTTGATTTTATATGTAATCTTCTTGCTGTACCTTCACCATATTTAGCATCTAAATTTACTGAAAATTTATATTGTTCACCTGACCTAAACACATTGCAACCTGCACATTGCACTTGGCAATTAATTTCATCCCATCTTGTTGAATAATGTTTGCGACTTTGAAAATGACCATTCTGTAGTTTTTTCCAATGGTCTTTTTTATTACAAGTAAAGCATTCTGCTATACCATTATTTGAAGCTTTTAATCTAATATATTGACTAAATACAGAATCTAGTTTTTTAATTAATTTGCTTCTGCTTATTTTTTTAGATGATGGCATTGTCTAAAATTTGAATTATATGTCTAATTTCAGACCTTTCAAATTTGCCTTCAACTTTTCCATTATATGTTTCAAAATTAATTGAATATATATCTTTATCTTCTTTTTTATCTTCTTTATATAAATGATTAATTTTTAAATCGAATTTCATAATTTTTAAAATTTAATTAAAATATTTTTTTTTTAAGCGAAAAACTAATAAATTTAAATTTTTTATATTTAAGTATTCAAATAATACTATATAAATATAATATTATAAATATATAAATAATGATTTAGGAATTGTATTCTATAATTTTGAACCAATATTTTTAAATTTTTCAACACCCCTACTACCAAAATAAGCTACATAAACTGTAATTAATAGTGATTTAAGTAAATCAATCCATTCTACTGAAACACCAAAATCAATATTTAAAGAATCTAATAGTATTAAAAATACCATTGATACTGTTAAAAATATTAAAGTCATTGGTCTTGTATTTTTACTTAACCAACTATCAGACAACATATCACTATCCCATCTTTTAGATATTTCTTGCATTTCAATCATATCTAATTGTAATAGCTTCATTGCTTGTTCTTTATCTTGTGGTGGAATATCTTTATCTTTTATGATTAGTTGTTTAACCAATCCTAACACCCCTGCATCAGGGACTAAATCTCCTGCTGTTTGTAGAATTTTAGGTGCTACTTTTTTTAAAAATTGACCTACTTTAGTTTCAGAAAATTTTTTCTTTTTTTTCACTACTTTTTCTTTTTATTAAGTAATATCCATTTATGAATAGTATATC